GGCTGGCATGTCCCTACAACAGCAGAGTGGGATGCTTTAGCCAATGCCGTTGGAGGTACTGGAGTAGCAGGTTCGAAGCTTAAATCATCTACAGGATGGTCATCTGGTAACGGAACCGACGACTTCGGCTTTGCGGCCTTTCCTGCTGGCCGCCGGCGCTCGGGCTCCTTCAACGATTTAGGCAGCTACGCGTACTTCTGGACGGCCACAGAGTACTCGTCCACCAGCGCCTACAGCCGTTACTTTGATACGGGCGCATCGATGCTCTCGTACAACTACGATAAGGCTAGCTACGCCTTTTCTGTTCGTCTCGTCAAGGATTCCTAAGTGAGCCTAGGCCCTTTGGGGCCTAGAGCGAACGGGACCGGAGCGCCGCAAGGCGCACGGTCCTGAATTTAATTAAATTTGCCCCCCGGCTAAGCATCCAGAAGCAAGGCTGCGAAGCAGCCTTGCGAATTTTTTTATGAATACAGAAGACATCATAAAGTTTGAAAATAACGCCGGAAACGAACTCCATCTGTTTCGTGACAGACTGTTCTGGCAGGCTTGGGAACGTTCTGCGTTCCTTTTTTCAAAAATCTTTAGAAAATACAATTACAGCCCGCAGCCTTCGGTTTTGACTTCCTTGGTGTCCATATATTGCCCTATAGGGTATATCCTGGCACCAGGGTGCTTAAAAACTGCAAAAAGGCCGTTGTCAATCCAGACAACGACCAGGCTAAACAGGAGTCAAGAATCAATAGTTACGAAGGCATGTTTAAGCACTTGAATGGGACCAGTAAAATTCGTAAATTTATAGCCGATTCAAGGAAACCTCAATAACCGTTCAATCGGTTTTGTAATACAATTAAATTTTGTCTCACGAAAAGCGGTTAGCGTTCTCACGACAACCGCGCCGTTATAACGGGACCACCTGCTGAAAAAAAATATATATTTGGATTGTTCTCATTTGTATGTTTTTATTTATTGTGTTGTTACACCCTAACAAAAAGGAACTCCCCTATGCCTTACAACAGACAAATACCCGATGCACCCATAGCGCTTTCCATGCTGCCGAGAGATGAAAGCCCTGTGGCGTCCGACTTGATTTATATAGCAAAGCCGAACGCCCCTATCAGGCAAAGAAGCAAGGCGGTTGAACTTTCTGCGCTTTTTGGAAGTGACCCCGCGAAATATGCCCCTAGGATAATTTGTTCTAATATCCTGGAATATTCCGGCGCGTTGGCGGCGACATCTACTGCATCACCACTTACGGAAGTTGCGCACGTCGATATTGACCCGCGTCTCGATGTTCAGTTCCATGTTTGGGGAACTTCGGACCCGGCTTCGGATGGTTCGGAATACAATACTTACTCGTATGGCTTGCGGGGCCGCGTGCGTATGATGTATCTGCCGGACGACCAGGACCGCGACCTTATGGCGATAGCTCCTTCTGGCTTTCGAAATTCGGACGGCTCAGGACCTGCACCGACTTATAACGCGTTCTTTGGGTGCTTGCCGTTCGATTATTCCCCGTCTCCGAACGATCTGCTCCATTATCCTACAAAGCGTGTGACTTTGTTTTTGTCCAGCGGAGCTACTGAAAGTCCGTATCATGGAACCGAACCCTCATCTTTTGCGCTAAATATACAGGCGACGATTTTCCCGCGACAGATTGACACCACAATTTTAAAAGCCACCGCCACCCCGTAAGGTTTAAAGATGGATATAACAGGCATCGACATAGCCGCAGTCGCGGGCTTGGTAGGAACGACGGGTACCGCCATCGTTTCCATCGTCAAGGCGGTCCAGGCGGTGCGCAAGGCGGAAGCCGCAGACGCCCGCGCCATAGCCATAGAACTGCAACGGGAGCAGGCAAAGAAGGACCGCGACCGGGAAATTGAAAACCTAAAGTCCGAAGTAAAGGTGCTCCAGCACGAAAACAAGGAAGTGCGGGAGCGCTTGAGCGAAGGGAACGGACACTTTGTGCGCCTAGAAGGCGAGGTCAAGGAAACGAACGGCCTGCTCCGTGAAATTATCGGGGCGCTGCGGAACAAGGGGCTTGTGATTTCCGAAACGCACAAGGTTGCACGCGACGCGGGGCTGGAACTATGAGAACGAAATGCAGCGTTAAGCGCGTGACAGTTTCCCCGTTTTTCACAACCGAAAGCCGCCCGTTCAAGTTTTTGGGATACGCCCGGATTTTGGTTTGGGTGGAACGCACCTACAAGGACGGCAGGGTTGAAAAGGCGCTGCTGGAAGTGGAATTGCTGCCGGGCTACAAAACCGACGGCGCTTCCACCTTTTGGCCGATTTCCAAACTGGTGCCGCAGTGGCGGGACGGGGACGACGAATACAACGCCGGACCGGTTGCGCACGATGTGCTCTACCTGCTTGAAGGCATTGTTGAAGGCGAATTTGAGCCCGTTAAACTTTCCCGCGAAGAAGTGGACGACATACTGCGCGGGATTTGGCGGTGCTGGGGAATGGGCAGGTTCCTGGCTGGCTGCGCGGACAAGGGCGTTGAAATTTTTGCAGGCGGAAGGCGGCACTGGGGCTCGGATGGCTACGGGGTGCGCCAGTTCGCCCGCGCAAAGTGGACGGTCATGGAATGAACATTGTTGACTATGCCTTGAAGTTTGTTGGGCGCCCCTACGTTTGGGGCGGCGACGGAAGCGGAAGGTGCGGGGGCGGCTTTGACTGCTCCGGCCTTGTGGTGGAATGCTTGCAGGCCTTCGGGCTGGTGCAGGGCGATTTCACCGCGCAATCGCTTTATAGGCGGCTTTCCGCGCTGGGGTGGGTAAGTGTACCCCGTGGCCTGGAAACGGGCGCAGACGTTGTCTTTTGGGGCAAATCCGCCGCGTCCATAACGCACGTATCGCTTGCGGTCGGAAACGGCCTGCACGTTGAAGCGGGCGGGGGCGGCAGCAAGTGCAAGACGGCGGAAGTTTCCACGGGCATGGTGCGGGTGCGCCCGCTTGCCGCGAGAGGTGATTGGGTTGCCGCGCTGCGCAGGCCTTTGTAGAATTTTGTTGACTGGGGAGGCAACAAAAGGAGCGTCCGGGTTTTCCCGAACGCCTTTTTGTGTGGGGGTTGAAAATCAAATTTAGAAAAGTTCGTCGCCGCTTGCTTCCAGCGTCCGTTCCGCGCTTTCCAGGTTCTTCACCGCCTGCCGGAAATAACTTTCCTTCAATTCGCAGCCAACGAACTGGCGCCCCATGGGCACGGCGCAGTATCCTTCGCTTCCAATTCCCATGAACGGGCTGAAAACAAGGTCGCCTGGCTTGCTCCAAAGTTGCAGGGCGCGTTCAATTACGTCAAGTTGCAGCGGGCAAATGTGCTTTTCGTCCTTTTCCTCGCGTGCGCTTTCCTTTTGCAGCGTGCGCGAAGCCCTAATGTCCATCCACACCGGGCTGGCGTAGCGCTGCCAAATTTCAATGGAATTTCGCGTCTTGTCTGCACCAAGTTCGGGCGGGTTTTCACCAACGAAACGGGTAAGTTCGCCTTCAATGCGGTCGGCGTTTTCGCCCGGCTTGCGCATGGTCACAAGGTAGTCGGGTATTCCGTTTCGGGAAATGGAACTGTCCTTTACAAGTTGCTTGTGCAGCAGGCCGATGGCCTTCGTGCGCTGCATGGCGGTCACCGGGTCCTTCCAAATGGTGACCTCGCTATGGTAAATCCACCCGCATTCCGTGAAGAGCCGGATAAGTTCGCCACGGAAATCGCTAATGCCAATGAAGCCGTCCCGCGCCTTTGTGGTGGGCAGGTTCATGCAGTGGAACGAAACAAGCCTGCCCGGCTTTGTTATGCGGAAAAGTTCCCTTACAATGAAGCGGAAGTGTTCAATGAACTGGTCCGTGGTGTCGCAGTTGCCAAGGTCGCGCACGGAGTTGGAATAGGTGTAAAGGCTTGCAAACGGCGGGCTGAAAATGCTGAAGCCCACGGAATTGTCCTGCATTTCCTTGATAAGTTCGCAGGTGTCCCCCAGGTACGCGGTGTAGTTCTTGCCCCTTGCGCATTCTTGCATATACGTGTCCTCCATTTTGGCGGTTTTGTTTAGGTTCGTGTTTATGGTGCAGTTCGCAATCATGCAGTCCAGCATCTTCTTGAAGTTTTCGCCCTTGCGCACAATGTTCTCAAAAACAAAGCGCTCCTCGTTAGCCATTACAACCTGCACCGCCACCGGGCAGCGCTGCCCGAAGCGCCAGCACCTGCGGACGGCCTGGTAGTACATTTCGTAGGAATGGGAAACGCTGGAAAAGATTACGTTGTGGCAATTCTGCCAGTTCATGCCGAACCCGGCAATGGAAACCTTCGTGATAAGCACGCGGTACTTGCCGGAGGCGAAGCCAAGCAGGCGGTCAATTTTTGCGTCTTCCTGGGTTGACCCCGCAACCTGCACGGCGCCGGGAATAAGGCGCTCCAGCATGTCGCCTTCCTCGTTGCGTTCGCACCACACAAGGAACTGCTCCCGGCTTGCGTTCACAATTTCCGCAACCCTTGCGGCGCGGGCTTCCAGGCTTGCCTTCTTGATTTGCGAAAGTTCCGAAAGCGAGCAGTTGGTCACGAACAAGTCGTCGCTTTCCAGTTTTATTCCGGCGTCCACGTAAACCGGGTCCACCCGCAGTTCGGGCAGGTTGTACCCTTCCGCGCTATACCCAATTTCGGCGGGGTTCTTGAACATGACCGCCCAACTTGCAATCCACTTCCAAAATTCGTCCTCGGCGTGCCCCTTTATTGTCCACTTGCTTGTTTCCCCGCCATCGTGGAAAAAGAACTTTGAAAGCATACATTCGCGGGTCATTACCCCAAGGAACTCGGCATGGTTGCCCAGTTCCATGTAGTCGTTCGGGCTGGGCGTTGCGGTGCAGGCCAACTTGAACGGGGTTTTTGCGAACGTTTCAATTATTAGGGTGCGCATCTTGCCGTCAAACGATTTCAAAATGCTGCTTTCGTCCAGCACCACCCCGGCAAATTCTTCCGGGTTGAACTTTGCGATTTGCTCGTAGTTGGTGATGGTGATTTTGCCCTTCTTTTTTCCGTCGCGGGAAAGCAGCACGTCAATTCCGTACTTTTTGCCCTCGGCTATTGTCTGCTCGGCAACCGCAAGCGGGGAAACGACCAAGACGTCCCCCCCACTGGGGTTGTTTGCAACCTGCCAAGCCCACTGCAACTGCATCATCGTCTTGCCAAGGCCGCAATCGGCAAAAATGGCGGCTTTCCCCAGGCGCAGCGCCCAGCGGACGACATCGTGCTGGAACTTGAACATTTGCGTCCCGTTCTGCGGAACAAGCGCCTCGTCAATTTCAAAGCCCACGGGCTTAAATTCAATGCTTTTGGATTTCAAAAATTCGGTATATTCCATTTTAGTCTCCTATTTTTCCAGTTCGGCGGCAACCGCACGCAGCCTTTCAAGGAACGCCTTTGTGCAGGCCTTGGGTGCGCGTTTCACGCCCTGCAAGACCCCAATGCGGGTCAAAAGTTCCCTGGCAACCCTTGCCGTGGATGCCGCGTAAAACTTGCGCAACTTGTAGCGTCGGTCGCAGTTCTGCTGGGCGGTTCGCCCTTCTACGGAGCCGCCGTTGAACACAAGCGTGTCCTGCGCCGGGGTCCAGCCCATAGCCTTTCCGCGTTTAACCATGCTTTACCTCCGTTTAGGAAAACGTTTCAATGGTGGCAAGGGTTAGGACATGCCACCCGTAATCTATATTGTTCGTGTCAAAGTGCTTGTCAAAGTTTTGCAGCACGCTCGCGGCCTGGCTAATGCGCGGGTCGCCAAGGTTTGCGCCGCCCTTGCCCAGCAAAATTCCGTTCGCCCAGGCCATTGCCATTTTGCCCAGGGTCATGCTGTCTTCCTTGCCCTCGGTTTTCATTTTCTTAATAAGCGTCAGCGCGTTCACAAGGCTGGGCTCCTGCCCCTTCCCGAAGCCGCCCATAAGTGCAAGGCAGAAATTTTTTGCATCCTCGCTTTCCGCTTCAATGCAAACCTTGTTCGTGAGAACCTTAATTTGCTCTTCTTCGGTTGCAATGCCGCTCACGCTTTCCAGCGCAACCAGCAGTGCACGCGGGGAACCTTCGCCAACTTCCACAATTTTGTTAAACACGGCGTCGGAAATTTCAATGCCTTCCTTTGTTGCCACTTCGTCCACCAGTTGCATGGCTTCCTTTTTGGCAAGCGGTTCCACCTTCCACTGGGTGAGCCTGGTGGTCAACGCGCTAACCTTTTCCCCCTTGTCGCCCTTGAAGAACTTGTCCGGGTTTGTGGTGCAGAAAAAGATGTAGTTAAAGTCCGCGCCATCTTCGCAGGGTTTCAAAAGCAGGCTTTTGGCTGCGGGCGTTAGTTGCTGGCATTCGTCAATGATAAAAATGTTGTAGTTCCCAATGAGCGGGAGGCTTTTCATTGCCTCCTCCACGCCGCGCATTGCATCCACGCCGTTCAAACTGGAAGCGTTGATTTCGTCAATGTTTGCGTCCGTTGCGCCCAGGAACTCCTTGCTTACGGCACGCGCCAGGGTGGTTTTTCCGCAGCCGCTGGCGCCATAGAGCAGGATGGCGTGGTTGTGATTTTTCTTTGCAAAGTGCGCTTTAATTTGGCTGATGAGCGCGGTGTTGCCTTTCATTTCCGCAAGCGTTTGCGGGCGGTGTTTTTTGTAAAGCGACATGTTTGTTTTTCCTTTTTGGTTTAAATAATTTCGCAGTTAAGGTTTATTTTTCTAATTGCGTTTGTTGAAATTTCCGGGCACCCGTTTTTAAAAAACCAGTAGCGGCAAAAGTCACAAACTTCCTTCTGCATGGCCTTGTAGTTTTCTTCCGTCGCCTGCTGGCTTTCCCATCTTTTTAAAATGGTGTAAACCCCGGCTTCGAGCGTTTCTTGTTCAGCGGCGTCCGCTGCAATAAAAATTCTTTCTTGTTCCATGCCTTATTATAGCAAATGTTAGCAAGTCGCATTCTTTGCAGCCTTGCGGGCGGAGCGGCGTGTACGCCTTATTTTGTGGTCCCATGTTTCTTCTATTACCATGTGCTTATTCGCACGGGCAACCGCTGCAATATAATCAACCCCAAGGCGCGTCCAGCAAACCTCCCGCACCCTTTCCGAATATTCAAAAATGCCCTTTTTGCGCAAGCCCTCAATGATGCCGCCTTGTGCGCCGCCCCGGTAAATTGAACCGGGGTTTACGCGGAGTTTGCGGTGGTGCCATCCGATGAGATTTGGTGTCGCTATTTGGTACGCCGCCCACGCAAGCACACGAATTTCTTCAAGCGTGCATTCTACTCCGTAAAATTTCAGCCGTGGTGATTTTGCCATTTTGAAACTCCTTATAAAATGGTATGGGCGCGGGCGTTGGTATCAGTTTCCAACCAGCCGCCCGCGCCCTAACGATAGCGCTCTCGCGTTAGCCAACGCACCGTCGCTCGGTGGTGCATTCCCGCCCGGTATTTCGGACCCGGTGTCGGCTTCCTATTTGTGGGCAAGCAACGTTCCCAAGGGGTTCACCATTTGGAGGCGTTGGGTCGATGCGTCGCACTCCAATCATTTCACCCGTAACTTTTGGCGGCTTGTTTACTTTCGGGGCAAGTATGAACCAGCCGTAAAAATATAGCCCTAATTTGTTCGCCGTACTAGGCAGCTCTTTTCCAAATGGTTCCTTGCTGGCAGCTAACCAACAAATTTTTCACTTTTGTACTAGGAGCCACTTTTCCGGCGCGGAGTTCCCTTGCAGTTAACAAGGCTCCAAAAACCTTTTTACACCATATTATAGCAAAGTGCGTGCAAGTGCTTTTTATACGCGCACCGCCATAAAAAGTTCACCAGGCTGGTCAACCCCGTACAGAAAGGCGCGTTGAAAATGCACCCCGTCCGGGGTTGTGCCAAATTCCCAAACGCGCCGATAAATGTATTTCGCGGTGCTAAACTTTGGGAAAAGTCCGGCTGCGCTGGCACGCTGGTAAAATGTTTCCTTGTCAACGATTTGCGGTCCTATAAAATAGCGCTTTTGCATTTTATTTCCTTCATTACCTTGTTTTCCAGGCGCCTTGCACGGGCAGCACAAGCCCGTGAAGGGTAATTGCCCGCCCCTTTTCGTCCACGCCAATGTCGGCCTGCTTTTTGGCGGCTTCGTAAAGCCCCAGGATTTCGCGCATGAACATTTCCGAGGTGAAGTTTGCCTGGCGCAGTTCGTGCAGGCTAAAAACGCGGCCTGCGGAAAATTCCAGGATGTGCCCGGTTTCCACTTCCGGCTCCCCTGCGTCCGCCACGCTTGCCTTGCACCGCAGGAAAACGCGGATGTTTACGCTGTCGCCATGGTAGAACCTATCCAGCCCGGCACCCTGCACCCGCAGGCGTTCTTCAATGCGTTCCAGTAGGCCGTCCAGGGCTTCCCGGTATTCAAAAACCCAGGCGCACCCGCCGCAACTTTTAAAGAACCCGGCGCGACGCGTTTTGCCGCAAATGGGGCAGGCCTTGAGTTTTGGTTGCTCGCGCTCTGCAAGCCCGTAGTCGCAAAACCTTCCGCGATACATTTGCACCCGGACGTCTTTTGTTTTAATTTTTGCGCCATGCCAAACCGGGCTTTTGCAAAATTTGGCTTTGGCAATTTTCTTTTTAAGCCTTTTGTTCATTGCCTGCTCCCTTGTTGTGAAATTCAATGCAAACAACGTGAATCGCAAGCGGCGACCCGTTTTCTTCCACCCTGGCAACGCGCTCCGTGGCGGTGGCCTTCCTAAACGCCAGCCCCATGGCTTGCAGCGCCTTGCCCACAAGTTCCACGGCGTTGGAAACCGGGCGCAGGGTTATTTCAAGCGAATGCCGCCCTTCCCCGGTTAGCACCCAGGAAAAGCGCAGGCAATAAAGACCGAAGCCTTTGAGCAGGCCTTCCGCACGCACCTGCACCTTCTTTTCGTATGCGCTCGGGACGAACGGCGGCTTGCGGTGCATCTTGGCAACCGCCGCCACAATTTGGTCCCAATCGCGTTTAATTCTTGGGTTGTACATTTGCCCGTCCCCTAGTTAAAGTATCCGGCTTCGGTAATGGCGTCCAGGCAAAGTTTCACCTGGTAGGCGAAATTATAGCCGGAAAGGTTTACTTCCTCGGCGCTGCCCGCCTTGAACAAAACGCTGCCGCCTTCGCTGCGGAAGGTAAAGTCTTCCGGGTTCCAGTGCGCCCGCACCACCATTTCGGCGACGGTGCTTGCAACCGGGGTCACGGAAATAATATGGTTCGCGGAAACGCCTGCGGCAATTTGCTTGAAGGTGTTCGCGGTTTTTACAATGAGTTCTTCGGGTGTCATTTTGTGCCTCCGTTTAGAAAAGATGCAGTTCTTGCTTAATGGCGTCCACCTTCGCCAAAACAATCATTTTCGCGTCGCCAGCAATGCCTGCTTCGGAAAACTGCGCCAGCACTTTTTCAAGTACCTGGCGCTGGTGGTTTAGTTCGTCTGTCCGGGTGTTCCTAACCATGCGCCCACCCCTTACTTGATTTTCTTCACCAGTACGGCGGCGTGCAGTTTCTTGATGTTCCAGCCGCCCTTTTCAATGGTGTAAATCCTGCACTTGCCGCCTTCACCGCTCACAACCCCGTTGAGCATGGGTGCGTAATGTGTTCCAAAGGTAAGTTCCACGTCGTCCCAGCAGGAAACCGCGCCAATGTGCTTCGCGCACTTCGGTGTAGTTTTTAACGAGCATTTCTTCAATTTGCTTTAAAAGTTCCGGCTTCATGGTGGGCTCCTTGCTAATTGTTAATTGCTTATGACCTTAATATAGCATTTATTTGCTAGATGTGCAAGTGATTTTTTAAATTTTTATGTAAAAATTTTGTTTACATTCATCGGCGGTGCCCAACCACCCAAAGCAAATCGCCCGGCTGCATGAACGGCACGCACTTGGCCTCGTAAATTGGGTCAAGTTCCACGCCGCAAAGGCTTGTTTCCGCCGGGGCGTCATGGTAGTCCAGCGGGCTGGCAACCAGTTCAAAATCAACCTTGCAGCCCAGGAAGGGCTGGTAAAACTTTTCAAGGTTCTTGAGCGAGCGCCTTCCAACCTGGACGCCAAGGACGCGCACGTCGTAGCGCCGGAAAAGCGTGAGCCCGTTAAGCACGCAGGCCATGGACATTCCGCTGCCAAACGGCACGACAACGCGCCGGACGCCCTGGGGAACGTTTTGCGCCTGCTGCATGGTTGTCTTGACGTTTTCGGCGCATTCCATTCCGAAAGGAACGTAAAAGAGCCCGTTCTCCTTCGCGTATTCCCTGGCGTGCGCCGCGATGACGTTATTGTAGCCAACCCTTTGAACCACCACCTGGGAAAACGTGTTTTGCGAAATGGTTTTTAGGACGCTTGTTTCCCTGCCCCGTGGCATGAACAAGAAGCACGGCACGCGCAGGGCTTCGCAAATGCAGGAAACAATTTCGCACTGCGGGCTTTCCCTTGCGCCTGCGGTTGCAATGCCCTTGAAGCCCTGCGCAAGCGCCTGGGAAATAAGTTGGAAGGCGGCTCGTGCCTTCCCCCCCTGGCGCCGTAAACTTCAAAAAGGTCGCCGCGCCGTTCAACCGGGGTCAGTTCTTCAACGTTCATTTTTGCCGCCTAGTCAAAGTTATCAAAAACCTTTTCAAAGCCCACGGCGTCTTCCGCCTCGGCTTCCGCCGCTTCCCACTTTTCAATCACCATTTCGCGCAGGCGCCTGCGGGCTTCGGGGTCGGAACCGCAAAGGGCGCGGAGTTCGTCGCGGGTCATTTTGCGCCCGAACTTTGCCCCGTATTCTTCCGGGCACGCCGGGGCTTCCACAACGCTTCCATCTTCGGCCTTAATGCCAAGCGCCGCCCACTGGTAAACGACGTCCAGGTTCACGGCGCGGCGCCCGATTACCTTGTAGGCAAACTCCTTGTATTCCGCCATCTTCCCGGTGTCGTTCAACCAGGAGGTCACGGCCTTCAAATCCGGCATGGCGCCGCCCCAACTTACTTCATCGCTCACAAGGTTGCCATCCTTGTCGCGCAGGTTGTAAAGGAAGTCAATATTTGAGCCAACGTTGTCAATTCCACGGGTGAAATAAACCACGTAGTAAACCTCGCGCCCCGGCCTTTCGGTTCGCGCCTTATTCTTTGTGCGTGCCCGCACCACGCTGCCAATCCACTTCCCGCCAACTTCAATTTTTCTAATTAGCGCAAGGTCCAGGATGGTGTGGCAATAGTATTTCAAGGAATAGCCGCCCGTGACCGTCTTCTGCCCAGGTATGGGCGAGCCAATTTTGGCGCGGTACTGGCTGGTCAAAATAAGGAGGCAGTTTTTGCGTTCCAGTTCGTCAACGTGGTCGGCAAAGAACGCGGAAAGGGATTTTTGCTTGCCCATGTTGTAGGAGCCCTTGTTCACCACTTCCTTTCCCTGCACCAGTTTGGAAAGGCGTTCCTGCATGGCTTCTTCCGCCCCGGCGTCCTTAACGCTGTCCAGGCTGTCCTGGGCGTAAATGGCATATTCGTCGTCCTTAAGGCCGGAAAGGAAAAGGGAAACGTGCGCGTCCATTTCCTGGACGGTGGTGGAGTGGTGGAAGGTAATGGTTGCGGGCTTAAGCGTTCCGCGCTCGCCCTTTACAAAGCCGGAAAGCGGCTTGCCTTCGCTGCTAATTTCAAAGCCGTACAATTTCGGGCAGTCAAACTTGTTCCCGTTTTCGCCGTCGCTATTAAGCCAGCGGAACTTCTTGGGGTTGCGGTAATGGTTGGCGGCAATCATTTCGTTAATTACAAAGGATTTGCCCGCGCCGCTGTCGCCCCAAACCCCCAAAATGGTTCCGGCTTCCAGGCCGTACGTCTTGGCCTTGCCGCCAAGCAAAATATCAAGCAGGTCGCAGCCCGTGCGGATGCGCGGGTGTTCCTGCGCGGCTTCCGGTTTCTTTGTAAGTGCGGCTTCCAGTTTCTTGTCCTTCATTTTAAAACTCCGTTATGCGTTAAAAGGGGCGCCCGTTTGTTGCAGGCGCCCCGTGGCTTTAAATTGTACCTTTAGCGGCTTGCCCTTTCGCACTGGGCATATTGTGCGCAGTTGCAGCACTTGCGGCTTGTGGAAAAGTCCCTGCCGAACTGCAACCCGGCGTGGCAACCGCCTTGAGCCGGGGCGGCTGCGGGCTGCGGCTGCTCGCTGGGGAACGTGCGCTGCGGTTGCTGCGAATACGGGTCGCGGGCAAAGTCTTCTTCCGTGAGCGGACCGCCCGGAGCGGCGGGGCTGCTGCGGAAGCCCGTGGGAGCCTGCTGCGGCTGCGGTGTCGGAGGCGGCGCGGCCTGGAAGCCAGCGGGCTGCGGCTGGGCGTAGTGCGTGGCGGGCTGCGCGGCCTGGCGGAAGCCGCCCTGCTGCCCCTGCAAGGATTGTTCGCAGGCGCGTTCAAATTCTTCCTGCCTTTGCTCCTCGGTGTATGCCTGCGCGGGCGCCTGGGTGGCAGCGGGTGCGCCGGAGTTGTACGGGTCGGGCTCGCCGCCGTTCATGACGCGCTCCATTTCTTCGTAGGTGCCAAAGTTCAAAACTTCATTCCAGGGCACGCAGCGGTCGTAAAGTTCGTCCGCCGGGAGTTCCCTGCGCGGGAAAAAGTTCACGGCGCTGGCGGAATAGTATTCGTGCCCGCCGAAGGTGTCCTTTGCGGTGTTCACCTTCACAATTCGCCCGTCCTCGTTGGGGCTTGCAAAAGGAATCGGCAGGTTGCCTTCGCTCATTGCGGTGGCCTGCGCCATCAAGCGCTGGGGGAACGCGGCTTCGCCCTTCTGCTTGGCGGCGCATTCATGCAGCAAAATGTCGCTGGTGTTTTCCGGGTTCATGTAGTAAAGGACGCGGTCCTTGGGAATGAACGGCTTGATGCGGTCCCAGTTTTCGCCGCCCTTGCTGCCGTCGTCCAGTTGTTCCTTGCGTTCGCAGCACGGGCACGGCTTGCCGATAATCTTGAGGCAAGGGTACTGGTGCGGGTGCTTGGGGTCTGCCAGGTTGGGCAATTCGTGAACGGGAACCGCCTTGTAAAACTTGTATCCGGTATCGTCCGGGTCGGTTGCGTTGTTTTTTGCCAGGAGGATGTTGAAGCGCTCTTCCTTTTCGGTCCACTTGTGCCCCTTAATGCCACGGGGAAGGTGGAAGTAGGAACGCGAGCGGTTGTTGCTTTCGCTGGCTTCGCCACGGCTAACGGCTGCGGCGTGGGAGAACTGGTTGCCGAGGTTTACCCCGGAGCGGTTAAATGCCATAGTAGGCTCCTTTTGTTGGTCTAGTCTAGGATTTGGTTTAGGTCTAGGTTAAAGTAAAAAGCACACCGGAACTTCCGGCGTGCTATATTATAGCAAAACGTGCGCAACTACTTTTTCATGCTTTCCTGGGTGGCGCGTTCAACGGCTTCCGTTTGGGTTTCCAGTTTGGTGTCCGGTGCGCAGTCGCCCGAAATCATTGTGAACTTGGAAAGCACCAGGGCGCGTTCGTTTTCAATGCTGTCGCGCTTGTGGCGCATGGCTTCAACGGCGCTTTTAAGTTGCCCCAGGTATTCTTCCGCGTCCAAAATTTGCGCCTTAATTGCACGCAGTTCCGGGTCGGTTTCAATTTGGCAGTCCACTTCGTCCTGCACCATTTTGATTTTTGCGGCTGCGGCGTTTGCGCGAATTTCAATCTTGCGCTGCGCGGTCTTGTAGGAAAGTTCGTTCTTAAGCCTTGCAACCACGCTTTCCTGGCGTGCGGCTTCCCCGGCATAGTGCTCAAAAAGGCTGGCCTGGGTAAGCACCGCGTCTTCCAGGTGCGTGCGGCTTAACTGGAAATGTTCCGCTTTAACTTCAATCATGGGGAACCCCCTATTCGTCCAGCGCGGCCTTGATGCGGATGTTGAGGTGGAACTTGTAGTTGCACATTGCCTCCAACTGCTCGGCAATCGTTTTCTTGTCCGCAGCGTTGGGCGTTGCCTTGTATTCCTGCTCGGCTTCGGCAATGCGGTCGCAAAGGAAGTCGCGCTCCTTTGCAAGTTTGACCACGCGCTCGCCGTTGGTGGGTGCGGACTTCAACGAATCAAAAAATTCGGCGATGGACTTTGGGGCGTCCGGGTTCTTTTTTGTGGTTTTCTTTGTTGCCATGTTGTTTTTCCTTTTTGGTTTATTGTGAATTTTCGTTTTTGGGCTTACGCGGCTTGTACGGTCCGCGCTTTTTGTGTCTGCGGTAGTATGTGCGCTCCTCGTGGCTTGGGTGTATATGCCGAACGGAAACCGGGGCGCCCTTTAGCGCTTCAAGCATTTGGCGCACTGGTTCAAGCGGTTGCGACCTTTTCACCAAACGCCTCCAGCAACCTGGCTTCCGCGAAGTGAACCGCGCCGGGCAGGTGCAGGCTTGCAACCATGCGGCAAAGTTCGGGGGAAAGCCTGGTTTTAAGTCCGGGCTGCTCCAGGTACCGCTTCAAGTACCTTTCCAGGCGGTCAATGTACTCTTCGTCCACCAGGGGCAGGAAGCCGCGTTGCTTGTATGCCTTAATGGTTTCGCAAAGGAGCCGCTTGTATGCCGGGCGGTCTTCTTCCTTGCCTTCGCCCGCCGCGTACCTAAAAAGCAGCGCCTGGGCGTGCGGCATAAGCGATTCCAAAAGGAAGGCGTCAAGGGTGTACGGCTTCTCGGTTTTCACGGCACCACCCCGGCGCTAATGCCAAATTCCGAAACCAGGATTTCGGAAATCCGTTCCTTAAGCCTATCAACTTCCCCGGCGCTTGGCTTGTGCCCGGTGTAGTTTTCCAGGAGGCGTTCGGCAGCATCTTCCGCGTCCAGCGGCGCGGTGTCGCAGTCGGGAGCGGTGTCGCAGTCGGGATAAAATACGTGTCCACACGCGGGGCACTCAATTTCTTCGTCGGGCATTTTTCAACTCCTTGTAAATAGTAGCCCGCCGGGGTTGTGTTATGGCGTTAGTTTGTGTGTCAAACTAGCATGAAGAACCCGGCGGGCTGGTTTATTATAGCAAAGTGCGTTTAATCGCAAAGCGCCATCATGCGCAGGGCAACGGCGGCAACCTGGGCGAGTTCCTGCTTGCAGTGCTTCTTATCGCCTTCCAGCCACGCCGTGCGTGCTTCCGCAAGTTCTTCCAGCAGAATGCGGTCGGCAAAGAACGGGGCTTCCTCGTTCTTGCGCTTAAGAACGCGCTCGTCATACCTTGCATGAATTAGTGTTTGCTGCGTAAACTTGTCGCAGAACTTTGGGTGCTTTTCAAACGCCAGGCGCAATTCGTCCAGCACCATTTCCACGCTTTTGTCCACCCCTAAAAATTCGTTCTTTACAAAAATTTCCGGCATTCCGTTTCCCTCCGCTTGGTTCATTCGTTTAACTTTTTGAATGCGCATTTCGCGCAGTATGCCCTTCGCGATACCATGAACTGGTCCGGGAAAAATACCGGGCTTGTGGTTTTGCCGCCGCACTGCGTGCAGGTGTAGAGCAAATCCTTAATTTTATGCGTTGGGGCTGGGCTTTCAATTTTCACACTTGTCATGGACGAAACGTGTTCAACGCAGTAGTCAAAGCCGTCCTGCAAGCCCAAAAGGTAGGCCTTAATATATCCAAGTTTTTGCTCGGCGTTTTCCCAACCTTCCTTTTTGTCAATAACTTCCACCAACTTGGCGGCAAGTTCCTTCACCTTGTTTTCCATTTTAGCACCCCTTTATTAGTTTATACAAAAACAGACAAATGGAACCGACCCAAACAACAAAGGCGCAAAAGCCCATTATTGAAAAGGCTATTGCAATAAACCAAAGCCAGGCGTCTTCCAGCGCCCCGGCCTTCATTTTTAACTTGTGCAAAATTCCCATTTTTGGCTTCCTTTGAATTGCAGGGTTCTTTTTCGCGTCGCGGCCTGCACGGCGCGAAGAGGAAACCTGCCCCTACTTTTTGGGCGGCTTCTTGGTGCTGGGTGTTTTTGTTCCGCAGGCCATGTCTTGCTCCTTTGTTTGTGGTTTAACGTGTTAAAGTTTTTCGCGCCTTGCCCATTCTGCAATCAAAAGTGCGTCCGCGTCTTTGTGCTTGCGAATGATTTGTTCGGTTGGTCCGCCGGGGTAAAGGCGGCAACCGATGTCAAGGCTTGCCTTCTTAAGTTCGTCGCCCTTGCAGCCGTGCGGCAAAAGCGCCTTTTGCCATGCGCGGCTGTCCACGTACATTCGCGGCAACCCCAGCCGTTCAATCACGCAAAGTGTGGCTTCCAGGCTGCGGGCTGCGCTTACGCTTGCGACGAAGCGCATGGGGTTAATCATGGGACGTTCAATTACTACCAGGCACTCCGCCGGGTTGCCAGTTCCAACCACGTCCGCCAGCAGCGCCTCCAGCCTGGGGGCGTCTATGCGGGTGATGTTTTTCTTTTCCCTGGTATAACTTTGTTCGCTTTTTACCGGGGTTTCCCAAATGCCGGGGCAAAGGTTTTCACCGACCCAACCAATAGTTCCGGTCACGCCGTTGTCAATTCCGATGTAAATTTTGTGAGCCATTTTTACTTCTTGAAAACTAAAATGTTTTGATGCAGTTTGACAAGTTTTTGGTTGTACATATTCCGCCGGGCACGAATTGCCGCAGTTCCGACCGAGTTCAAAAGAACGGCCTCGTTGTAGTAGTGCATTCCGGTTTCCATGAAGGCCTTAATTGTGTCCGGCACAAAACCAATATAATTCCCATTCTTGTCGCGTACTTCGCCAACCACAAAGCAGGCAAGCGCACCGGGCTTCAACTTGGCGCAGGCCTTTTTAATGATACTTCGGTACGCCTGCAAAAATTCCGGGTAAGGCATATTTGAAATGTCGCCTTCCAGTTCGCTATACACTTCTAGGTCTGCATAGGGCGGGCAACTGAACACAAAATCAAAACCGCCGTCAACCCCATCCAGCACCTTGTCGCTGTCACCACAAATCCACTCGGGCATGGTTCCACGTTTACAAATTTCCGCAGCCTGCTCGCGGTTGCTTTCCACCTGCTCCGGGCGAATGTCAATTCCGGTGTACTTAAAACCCAGGTGGCTGGCAACTATGCCTCGCACGCTGCCACCAGCAAACGGGTCAAGGATTTTGCCGCCTTCCGGGCAGAACCACTTATAAAGAACTTCGCAAAGTGCAGGGTCAAAAATGGAAATTCCTTCGTTGATGTCACCGTTTTTAATGCCGTACTTTTCGCCGAAACTGGTGTGCATACACTTGGCGTCGCGCCCAGCTTCGCTCTTTATGCCAAGCGTTTTCCAAAGGTTTGCGCGGTCGCGCCAGGAGCCGCTTTTTGTGTCAAGCACGCTAAACGGGGGCTCAATGAAATCGTCGCGCAGAATTGCGTCGGCTTCAATGGGGTTTCCAAAAACATCGTATTCTTCAAATTTTGCCATGGGTTGTTCCTTTTTTTGTTTCCATATTATAGCAAACTACAAACGCAAGCCCCTCCTGGCGGCAATGGTTGCAATTAGGTCAAGGTCGGAAGCCTGCTTGCCATCAAGCACGCTGGCAAGCACCTTTTTCTTTTCGTCCAAGGCTTCCGCCATGTCTTCGTCTATTGTGCCGCTGGCGATAAGGTAGTAAACGGACACCGGGCGTTCCTGCCCGCCCCGGTGCAGGCGGTCTTCGGCCTGCTCCATGTCGGTGGACGTTTCGGCAAATTCCGCGAAGGCCACGTTGCAGCAAACATTTTGAAAGCCGTCAATGCCCGTCCCGCCGCTTTGAATGTTGCACACCATAAGGCGGCATTCCGGGTCGCCCATGAACCGCTCCTTTTCCCTTTCGCGCTGCTGCAAGGCCACTCCGCCGTAAATTTTGGCGGGTTTAAATTCTGCAAGTTCCTCGCAAAGGCGGTCAACGACATCGCGGTGCCATGCAAAAAGCAAAAGTTTTTCTTCGCCTTCCATGAAGCAGCGCACCCAGTTCAAAAGCGCCTTTTCCTTCACCATATAGGCGGTGCGGGTAAGGTTTGCCAGGCGTTCGCGTGCTTCAATGCCCTGCAAGTCCGCAATGGAACTTTCCTCGCTTTCGTATTCCGCAAGGGCGCCCGCGTCGGCTTCAAGCGGAACAACGTCCAAAATTTTGGGCGGCAAGTCCTTCATCACGTCTTCCTTTGTGCGGCGCAGCATAACTGAAACAAGTTTTGCGTGCAGTTCCCGCACGTTCCTGGCGCCGTTGAACTGGATGCCCCACTGCGTTGCGGTTGGCCTTGTGTAGCGCCACAAATACGCCTTATAGGTCGGGAACATTTGCGGCTCCACGCAGGAAACCATTGTCCAAAACTGCGCAGGCCGCGAACGCGCCGGGGTGCCGCTCATAACTATGCACTCGGGTATCACGGCGGCAAGGTGTCGGAACGCCAGCGCCCTTTTTGTTTCCGGGTTTCCTATGGCCTGGGCTTCGTCGCCAATAATGCACTCAAAGCCGTGTTCCGCAAGCGCGTCCTGCCAGTAGGTAAGAATGTCCCAGTTTATAATGTAGGAACACCCGCGTTCCAGCCTGCGCGTGCGGGTTCCGTAAAGTATTTGAACGCGGGTGTCGCAGCCCGGCACCTGCGAAAGCCAGCGCCGATATTCCCTTTGCCATTGAAGTTTCGTGGGCGCGTTCACTACAATCAACGCCGGGAAGGATTTGTTGTACGCAAGCCACGCAAGCGATTGAAGGGTTTTGCCCGTTCCCATGCCGTCCCCAAGCGCGACGCGCCCGTTGCGCATTGCCGCGAACTTGACAAAGTCCACCTGGTAGGGGCGCAGGCCGGGAACCAAATCGCGGCTTTCGTCAAGCGCATAGGCCGCAATGGCTTCGCGCTGGGCAACCACCGGGTCAACGTCCGGCACCTCTTCCGGCTTCGCCATATATTCGGCGTACTTTTTGGGAACCGGAATGGAGCCGAACGCCTGCATGGGGTCGGCCTTCACAAGCGACTTTTTGGTTGCCCGCCAGCCGCTTTGTGCCAGGCTTTCAATGTTTTCCTGGGTTGCCGGAATGTACCATTTTTTGGTCTCCGCATCAAACACGCGGCGGGGTATTTGGCGCACCAGGGCAAGCATCCTCGCCCACCCGCCACGGTCGCGGCAGAACCACGAAAGTTCAATGGTGCCGTCTTCCAGCACCGAGTAGGAACCATAACAATTCGGAAGGCGCAGGTTCAAAGCAGCACCCCGTGAACGTTTTTAAACCAATCCTTCAGGACGCACCACTTGGCCGTCCACGGACCAACAAACGCCGGACCAACGCACCCGGTTTCCTCGTTGCACTGCGCAACCCCTTCCAGCATTGCCTGGAAGGATGAAAGGCGGTAGTTGTTCTCGGTGCAGCGTGCCGCCAGCGCGGCGGCGTTTTCCGCGTGCCAGCGCTTAAGGTCGGAAACGCCCTTGTAAAACTTGAGCATGGTTGCAAAATCCTTCTGCCACCACACCCGTTCAAGTATGCGGTCAAGTATTTTGCAAACGCCCGGACCCAGCGCGTTGCGGTACATTTTGGGCGTTGCGCAATCGCCGCAGGCAATTTCCAAGAACGGGCTCCACCAGCCGCCGTTCTTCATGGTCACCGCCAGGAAACTTGCAAGGCTAACCTTTTCCGCCCTGCCGTTGCGTTTCGCCGGGTACCAGTAGCCGTAATTTTGGCGTTCTTCAACGTACCCAAGCACGTCGTCAATTCGGGCAATAAGTTCTTCGCGTGCTCCGAACCTTACGTCCTGCACCGGGCTGGACGCCGAAACGCGGCTCCACCAGTTTTTATCCCAGGCGTATGCGTAAAGGAACTCCCCGGCTTCAAGTTGGGCGAGCCGCAGGAAGGTAGCTTCCATTGTTTTGGTGCCCCGGCGGGTCACGCTTAAAATTTTCTTGTGCCTTTCCATAAGGGAAAGCACCGGGTCAAGTTCTTCGGCCTGCCCCGGTACGTGGCTCCCGTCAAACAGTTCATCGCAGGCGCATTCCGGCGCCGCTGGCGGGGTTTTGCGTGCCGACCGTGTAGTTATTACCCCAAACCCGTTTTCGGGCTTGTCGTGCGCGGACGGCGTGAACGTGGTTGTTTCTTCCGGGTTTGCAAATGCTAACATGGTAATTTCCTCGGAACATTATAGCAAAAACTACACCCGCAGCGCCTTCCGCTGCCGTTCCACCGGGTCAAAGGCAATGGCCTCAAGTTCGCGCAGGTGCCCGCTTTCCTTTCCGTATTCGCCCGGCGCGGGTTCCTTGTTTTTTCCCCGGTACGAATAGTCCAGCCATTTCACCAGCACGCGCCACCCGCGCCCCTGCATTTCCCTAATGACGAGCGAATGGTACCAAACCAGGCAACCCCAGGAAAGGTTATAGTACCAAGTTTTTGCCGTTGGCTTTCCCCACGGGCGGGAACGCACGCGGCAAAGCGAGGCGTGCAGGGTTGAAAGTTTTTTGTCGGGGAGTTCTTGTAAAAGTGCAGGGTGCCAAAGCCTCATTTCCGGCCTCCTTTGTTGCATATCAAACCGGTCTCGCCATACGTTCCAGCAGGGAAAGGTTGGTTGGTTTGTTGCCCCGCATTGGTTGCCCGGTAATTGTTGCACATCAAAATGCAATTTATAACTATGTCTTCTTTTACCATTTGCAGTTTGTTCTGCAACAATTATTTTTTCCGAATTTTGCGTTGTTTCGGCGGGTTTTGCGGGTTTCCGCCCGCGTTTTGGCTCCGGGCAGGCTTCAAAAAGTTCCTTGTGGCGGCTTTTGAAGCAG